CTCATAACCATCGTATGAAGATAAAAAATGACCCCTACCATCAGATAAAACAGCATCATCAACTAAATGATCAAAATCTTTTATTAATGATTTTATTGCTTCATTAGAACTTTCACATTTTTCACTTAACATCTTAAAAACATCTTCATCAATTCCATCTTTAGCATGAGCTGATAAAAATGAAGGATTAAAAGCCCATAATGATTGATCAATATATTCTTTTACTTCATCATCGGCCTCATCATCAGTTAAAACTTTGTATTCATTACCATTGACATGGTATAAAAAACCATCTTCTAAAGTAATTTCACTTACTTCATCTTCAGTCAAACCTAAGTGAGATTGTAAAGCTCTAACCTTCTCAGCTTCAACTTGATCAGTATCAATTGTATTTTTTATTGTTTCAGTTTGCATAATTAACCTTTCTTTTTAGTTGTTTTTTATGTATAAATTAAACATATTAAAATTAATATATTATTGTCAATAGCTTGTCAATAACTAATTTAAAAATAATTATATGAATAATATTAAGTTCACAAATGAAGTATTACAAAAAATCTATAGTGAATTGGCTTTGGGTAATGGAATAAAAACAATTCTAAAAGATTTGAATTTGAGCTGGGAAGGATTCAGGCAATTATGTCACAAAAAGCCGAAAGTTAGAGAGCAATACGAATTAGCTAAGCAAGATGGTGTTGATTATCTATTAAGTGAAAGTCAAACTGAATTAAATAATATGATCGAAGACTTTAAAAAGAAAGGCAAAGGCGATCTTGCAACCAGTCATTTATTAAAAGAAGCGGTAGCTCTAACTAAATGGAAAGCGTCCAAACTATTAACAAAATACAATGACAATGCACAAAAATTACAACTTTCTAACGCTGATAATAAACCATTAATTGTAAAATGGTCTAAGGAATAATTTAAAATAATTCAATTAAATCAATGTTAAGTAAGCAACATTTTAATTAATGTTGTTAGATCATGGAACTTTTATTTAAAGACTTGCCCTGACATCATATAAAGAGCCCCAAAAAAAATAAAAAACAAAGATTACAACCTCAATAATATAATTTCAGGCCATAATTATATTTAATTCTATTTTTAAGTTGTTCTGCTAATGGATGATTATCAGTAATAATTAAAAAGTGAGTTTAAAAAGGGGGGGTTTTAATGACCCCCTTGCCTTCCTGAGAAAATCGCTTTGCGTTAATAGCGTTAGGAGGTATATATACATAAACAAGGAGACCCCAATGTCGAAAGATTATAAAAATAGAATAAATGCTATTGTAGTTATTTCAGAAAATACAAATTCTGTTATGATTCACTTCGAAGGTTTTGAAGATTTCTATGAAGCTAAAGATTTTAGTGAATACATGGTAGAAGAACTTGGCATTAATACAGATTATTATAATTTATCGAAAACAATTCACTAGGTGGGGGGTTTGTTTTTAAAATGACCGAAATTGTAATTCCATATACACCCAGAAAACTGCAAAATTTTTTGCATAATCAGATTATAAAGAGCCGATTTAATGTTATTGTTGCACATCGTAGGTCAGGCAAGACTGTAATGTGTATCAATCACATGATTAAAGATGCTTTGCTAAACCCAAAACCTAATCCAAGATATGCTTTTATAAGTCCAACCTTCAAACAAGGTAAATCTACTGCTTGGGATTACATAAAAACCTTTGCTAAAAATATTCCTTTTGTAAAATTTAATGAATCTGAACTTAGATGTGATTTTCCCAATGGTTCAAGAATAACTATTTTAGGGGCTGAGAACGATCAAGCACTTAGAGGAATTTTCTTAGATGGATGTGTCATGGACGAAACACAAAATATTTCTCCTACATTGTTTCCTGAGATTATCAGACCTGCTTTGGCTGACCGAAAAGGTTGGTGTATTTTTATTGGCACACCTAAAGGACAAAATTATTTTTATAAACTTCATAGAGAGGCCAAAGAACAAAATAATTGGTGGACAGGGGTTTTTAAAGCTAGTGAAACTAAAATATTAGATGAAGAAGAATTGAGCTCTGCAAGACAAATGATGTCAGAAGATTTATATGACCAAGAATTTGAATGTTCTTTTCAAGCAGCAATTACAGGATCGTACTATGGTGCGATTATTGAAGACTTAGAAAAGAATAATAGGATCACCGATGTACCTTATGACCCTAATTTAGATACAGAAACATGGTGGGATTTGGGTCTTAAAGATTCAACAGCAATTTGGTTTGTTCAAAAACACAATGATGAAATTAGAGTTATTGATTATGAGGAGTCTTCAGGAGAAGGTCTGGATTTCTATGCTGATCTTTTAGAAAGTAAACCTTATAAATATGATAGACATATTGCTCCACATGATATAAAAGTTAGGGAATTAGGAGCTTTCGGAAAATCAAGGTTGGAATCAGCTTTGGAATTAGGTATATCATTTGATATAGCACCTAAACTTTCTATTGAGGATGGGATTGAATCAGTAAGAAAGGCTTTGCCAAAATGTTATTTTGATAAAGAAAAAACACATAAAGGAGTTGAAGCATTGAAAGCTTATCAGAAAAAATGGGATGAAAAAAATCAATGTTTTAAAAATAGACCCATCCACAACTTCGCCAGTCATCCAGCCGATGCGTTTAGATATGGATGTACTTTTATCGGTGGTAAAAGATCAGACTGGAAAAAAGAAATTTATGTTGATACAAATTATATAGTTTAATTATGGCAAAAAAAATAATCGAAATATCAGATCCTAAATTACGAAGTTTATTATCAAACCAAATTGAAAATGCTTTAGGGTATTTAGGTGGACAGTTATCTCAATCCAGAAGAAAATCTTTAGAATATTATTTAGGAGATAAATTAGGAACTGAGATTGATGGTCGATCTCAAGTCGTATCTACTGATGTAGCAGACACAATTGAAAGTATTTTACCAAATCTTTTAAGAGTATTTACAGCTAGTGATAAAGTAGTTCGTTGCGAACCTGTTACTGGTGAAGATGTACCTCTTGCTGAACAAGCAACCGCATATTTAAATCATGTCTTCTACAAAGACAATAATGGTTTCCAATTACTTTATAATTTTTTCAAAGATGCTCTAATTGAAAAGAATGGTTTCTTAAAAATTTATTATGATGAGTCAGAAAGTGTTGAACATGAAACTTATAAAAATTTATCCAAAGCTGAAAAAGATGCCTTAGAAGATACTAAGGATGATATAGAATTTATAGAAGAAGAAGAAGTAGAGGATGAATTTGCTAAAGAAGAATTTGAAAAAGTTATGGAGCAATACGAAGCTCAAGGATTAGAAATACCAGAAATAAAAACTCCAGATTTTGTTTTATATAATTGTAAAATTAAACGAATTAAAAAAACTGGTAAAATAAAAATTGAATCTGTACCACCAGAAGAATTTTTAATTGATCGAAATGCTAAATCAATTGAAGATGCAGAATTTGTTTCTCACAAAGTTTTAATGACAAGATCAGACCTTGTGGCTATGGGTTATGACGAAGATGAAGTTGCAAACCTACCTAGATCCGATGAAGATATTTATAATACTGAGGAGATTGTTCGACAAAGAAATATAGATGAATTCCCAGTCGATAACGCAACTGACAAATCTACAGAAAAAGTTTTAATTTATGAGTCGTATGTAAAATACGATTATGATGAAGATGGAATTGCAGAGTTAAGAAGAATTGTATCAGCAGGAGATAGTGGTTCTATGGTTTTAGAAAACATTCCTTGTGATAACATTCCATTTGTAACTGTAACTCCAATTCCAATGCCGCATAGATTTTATGGAAGATCGGTAGCTGAATTGGTCGAAGATATTCAATTAATGAAATCAACTGTGATGCGTCAACTGTTAGACAATATGTATTTAACAAACAATAACAGAGTGGCGATCATGGATGGTATGGTGAATATGGATGACTTATTAACCACTAGACCTGGTGGAGTTGTTAGAACTAAACAACCACCAAACCAAGTAATGCAACCATTACAATCACAACCTATTTCACAACAAGCTTTTCCAATGTTATCTTATTTAGATACAGTTAGAGAAGCTAGAACTGGTATTACAAAGTCTGCTCAAGGGTTAGATGCTGATACTTTAAATTCAAAAACTGCAACTGGTGTGAATACTTTAATGAC